GTGCAGGTGCAATAAAAGCGCACACAAATCGCAGTTTAGAGTTGTGTGTTGTGCAAGTGGTGCAATAGTAAAATGATAAAGATATTAGTGCAAGAATTGATTAACACAATCAGGCATCACTTGAACCAATAACAGGCCAAGAGATTGTCTGTTGTCCTCCGTAATTTGTGGGGGCAGCAGGCATCGGTGGAGGAATAACCGGTTGCTGTGCCGGAATGGATGGGGTAGAATTGGGTGGCCGTGTACCAGCGGTATTAACGGAAGCTGCATTCTGATTCGTCTTTGCGAAATAGTTGTTTTGCATGTACATACGAGTGTATAGCGATTCGCGATTTTGCTGAAGGGAAGTCTTAGCATGTAAAAGACCAAGTTCGCGTTGAAGAACAGCGTACTTGTCAAACATCACTGCTTGTTGTTTAGACTGACCAACTGCTCCAATACCAGAACCCAAACCTGAAAGGAGACCACCGACAACCATGGCACCAGCCATGGCAGCCTGTGAAATGTCACCAACACGCAATTTTGAAAGCTTTCCATTAGCTTCGAGGGCAGCAAGCATGTAGTTGCTACCGTCAGGTGTCATTACTTTGCGTGAATACCATACATCATCGCTGGAAGGACTGAGGATAGGCCACTCGTTGTCAGTATAAACTCCAAGAAGAGAATAATTAAACTCTTGTGTCTGGGTGGTGCAAACAGCATATTCGGGTGCATTTGTGAAAATTCCACGGCTATTGGCAACAAAGTCAAAGCCTTCCTGGCCTGAAGGGCTACGTGCTCGATATACAATGCAACGGTGACTTGTTGTCGCAATATATTTCTTAACATCATTGAAAAAGGTCTTCTCGCGTCTGGAAACAGGATGGGTAAAGCCCTTAATACCACTCAAAACAGATGAGAGTCCGAAAGGATAGGTGGTATATTCTGTTGGGCTATACAAACAGAGACAAACATATCCGGGAGGGATTGTCGAAGGAGTCGGCGGAGGAGTAGCATTACAAATGATGCTGGGACCAAATTTATATTGATAGGCTGTATTAACGACTTCAACACGTGCTTTCTGTGGTTTGTCAGTAACAAGCATTGTACCGCCAACAAGTACGCGAGCTCCCATTTGATAATAACCACTATTTTTAGGGCGGAAAAGACGTGTGCGTATTGTAGCTGTTGATGCCGGTGTGGTGGAAGCGTCAAGTTCAAAAATGGGGTCTGTCCTTGTATCAGATGTATTACTCTCATAGCATGGTAGTTTAACTGGTTCCAGTATCTCCGGGTCTGAAGCTATGTAGCCCCAGTCCCAGGTAGGGTCATATTCAATCGGAAGGGTGTAATCAGCCGAAAATGTATTGGATATTCTGCGGTCATTTGCCTTGTCAATACGTACAGCACCTACTGGTGGTTCACGTGAATATACAAAGTCAGCCTCCTCTGGGATAAAGGCAGGATTGTAATTCGAAGAAGGAGCAGCCTCTTGACGATCTTTAATGTAAGACGAGGAATAAAAGACACTATCATAATTAGAATCAATATACAGCTGCATACCAGTAGAGATGGTATTAATAGGGTGTTTTGATGATACAAACACAACTCCTTTAGTTTCACCATTAACAAACAAATTGGAATCTTGAGGGATGTTAATTTTGTCCTTAACATTCTTTCCGTCAGTGTAGAAGAAAGAGTTTGATGGTGGTATTGGAGGAATTGTTGAAACACTCGGAGGGGTGGTACTTGAGTCAGTAACATCAACAGGGAGACAGAAATAGGCATCAGATTCAAGCGCGATGGTAGGGACCAATGGTGGATTGATGGCAGCGCCAAAGGTGTTTTCGATATCAGTGTAGGCAATGATAACTACACGACCCCAGTCTGCTTTTGAAGAAGCAGAACGTGTACAATACATCTCATTATGGGTCGAAGGACGAACAACAAGAGATTGATCTGATGGAGCTTGGAGGTCAAGGATGATATACGAGAATTGAGTCAAGTTTTGTCGATTGAATTTTGAAATGGCAACACCTGTAGGAACATATGCAACCATTATCTTTCCAAGCAAGGTACCTGCAGATGAAAGACGAAGAGAGTATCGGAAAGAGCCAACAAACCTTTCATGCAAATCAGCCCATTTGGCGATATAAGGGCCTGTAAAGTCAGCATTCCATGGATTAACACTCTCTGTTAAAAGGAGAGTGCCCTCGGGTGTTTCAGTACCTAAACGGATTGTGGATTTGGGACATTCATTATAAACAGGTGCAAGAATCGAATTTGTAAAAGAACCATAAGAAAGGAGTAATGGTGTTATACCCCCTTCTTGCATGAAGATGGTTGCGGGTTGGGCTCCGGATCCCCCAACAGGGTTTGGGACGTGTGAGGTGGTGG